TTAATTTGATTGAGGAAATACTAGCATTGCTAGGTATTGGAGCTAACATAACTGTGTCATTAGCACTTAAATCACCAGCAGCTAAAGCTATTGATCCTTGAGCAATCCTTTTCACACCATGTAATTGTTGTGCAGGATTTAATACTTGAGGAACAGCAACAAAATTAGTTACTAGATCTGTATTTACGTTTGCCATGTTTTTATTCTCCTAGTTAGTTATTATTCGTCGCAAGCTATTTGAACAACTTTTTCTTCTTCCATTCTAGTTGCACCAATGCTCATAGCGTAATAAACTTGAGTGCTGTACGATTTGTCAGCTCTCTCGTCAATTCTAGCTATAACATCTTGACCAATCGCTAATTTAATAGCGTCTTGTGTGAAGGCGTAACATAGTCTGTCGTCAGTGTTAGTTGCATCAAATACCAATCTGTTAGACACAATAAATTTAAAGCCTAAGAAAGAATCAACTTGACCCTGTGCTAATGCTTTAACTGTATTGAAATCGCTAGATGTGATTTGCGTTGTTCCTAATAAATTGCTGATTTGAGTTGGACCACATACAAAGTATCTTTGTATAGATGGATCAACGTCAGCTAAGTCTAGGATTTTTTTAGCTTCCAATAGTTTTGTAATGCTTAATCCACCAGCAGCATCATTACTCTGAGATGCAGTGTAAGGTTTTTGTCCAGATGGAAGCGGAACAGAAGTAGATCCAGTTTCACCTGAAAATGCGTTTCCGCCTAAAGCAGCGATTATTACATCATCCATCGCTCTTCCCATAGCAGCAGCCGCAGCTTTTGCATAAGAAGAAGTTGGATCAATTAATAATCTAACTTTGTCTGCATTGTCTATTAGATCTGCCCACTCGTAGTCTGCAAGACTTACTCTTCTTCTTGAGTGTGGTGTATCTAATTGTGGAGTGTCAGCATGACGAGATGTTCTCAACTGAGCAGTTGTTTTACCAACTTGATCAAAGAAAGCATTCTTTCCTACTACCGACTCAACATCCACAGCTCCTCTTAAATACGATCCCATTTGTTGAGATAGCATTTGTACGTTTGAACTGTACTGCTGTACAAAAGCAGTTGTTATTTGATTTGACATAGTGTCATTTCCTTTTGTTAAGTTAAGTTTAAGTTTAGTTTCAGAAAGTTCCCCATCTTATAGATAGGCTATCTTGCATTTAACGACTGTTAGTCGGTTGTCTTTCCAACAGGCAAGTAAGGTTCTAATAGAATTGTCTTACAATTTCTAAGAAGATTTAATTAAAAATCTCCCTAGAAATCGCAATATAGTATTTTTGATTTGATTGCAATAAGATTATTGAGATAACATTTCTCTTAATGCTAGCACCTGATTAACCACTTTATTGTGATTAGGGTGCATTTTATTCCAATAAGCACCTTGTCTATCAGATGTTAAATCTTCAATCTCTTTCTCAATTTCTCTACCTTGAAGAATATTATCAGCTTCTGTGCCAACAATTTTATCTTCAGATAATAGATTAGCAATGTTAGCAAATGCTTTTATAATCTTAGGATTATCTCCTAATCTGCTACCATCTCTTAATTGAGTATCAAGAAGTTCTGGTTCTAAATATGTTTGTGCAACTGAAGATGCTTTTCTTAAGTTCTCATCATAGGATTTACCCCATTCTGATCTTAACATATTAGCAGCTTCGGCTTGTGCTGATTCCATATTCACTGACATTTCTTTTGCAGAACCTTCTAGTGTTGATTTATAAAACTCTAGTATGCCTTGAGCTTGTTTATTATTTAAACCTAGCTTGTGAGCATTCTGTGCAAAACCTTTGATGACATTTTCATCAACTGGTGCGACATCAGTTTTAAATTCTAAAGTATATTTATCAGCAGATTCTGGTCTGCCTAATTTATTATATACTTCATTCCACTGTTCATCTGTTGCAGATTTTCCTGGTAATGGAATTTTATCTGTACCAATCATAGATACTGCATTGATGTAGCTTTTAGCTAACGCATCTAGTTCAGTAAATTTTTCTATATTTGGATTGGATCTGTATTCTTGGGATATTGCTTCTTTCCAAGTCTTACCAGATACAGGTTGTGTTTGTTGTTGTGTTGAGCTTAGTATTGGTTGTGCTGTTGCAGTTGTTGTTTGTTCAGTTGCAACAGGCTGAGTTACCTCAGTTGTCTGTATTTCTGACATTTTATTTTCCTTTTAGTTTATCATTTAGCAGCATGTTTTTAATAAATAGAAGAACGCTGCGTTGTCCCTCCATATATGCACTTTCATGGCTATCCCCTCTAATATTAGTGGTAGCATTATAGTGGCATCTCTTTTCTAAATCTTCCATGACTTCTTTGCCATGATCAGATCCAAAAACTATTTTATACGCTTCTTTTAATTTATTTATTTGTTCTTCCATTTATTTTCCTTTCTGTTGTTATTCTTGTGGTGCTACTAATTGTCTAGCCTCCTCAGGTAACGCTTTTGCTAAAGGTGCTACAGCTCCACCAGCTTGTGCAATTTGTTGCATCTGTTGCATTTGCATTGCTTGATCTTGTTGTTGTTGTTTCTGTTGTCTAATCGCATTTACTTCTGCTTTAGAGTTTAATACTTTAGCAGGCACTCCTACAATGTCAGCTAAGTGCATTACTAAGTTATCAATATTAACATGATCAAATACTGGAGCAACATTAGATAATGATCCAAATATTTCTATTGCTCTCATAATAGATTGTAACTCAGAAGATCTTTGTGCTTTAGCTAATGGTGATACATATTCAATTTGTATATCTTGACCAGCTAAGAAATCTGGTGCTGGTTTAAATAATTTCTTTCTAAGTAGAATAGCAAATGTTCTATCAATTAGGGGTCTTAATAATTCTGATTGTAATCTACCTAATACTGGACCAAGTAATCGCATCTTCTCTTCGTTACGTTGCACAACTTCTGTTGCAGTCATTTGTGGACCAGATTGCATCATTAATTGATTTACATAAAACGCATCTCTAATAGCACCTCTTCTTTGCTCTTCCATATTTAATCCTAATGGATTATTTGCACCAATGTTTAATGGTTCAATTCTATCTCTTGTGCCAGCTCTATAAAAATTTAATCCACCTGGTACTGTTCTTACAGGTAATATAAATCCATCATCAGGAACTAATAGGGGAGGATCAACTTGTTTTTGTGCAGCTTTAATAGTTGTCTTAGACATTTCATTTAACATCTTAACATCTGGTAAGGCAGTCATAGCAGGAGATCTGCCATAGATTTCAAATGATGCTTTTAAATAACGTGGAACAACATAAGGGAACTCATTAAATCCTGATTGTGATATTTCATGTTTGTTATCTGGTTCAATATAGCAAGAAGCAAATGGCATATTCTTGTTATCTTTTTTTCTAGGATCGTAATTCTCTCTTGGATAAACAACATGTAAGATTGTAATTTCTTCGTAAGGATCTTTCATTGCAATGCCTCTAGTTGTTTTAGAAACATTCTTTTCACCAAACTGTTGAATACAAGCTCGTGCTGTTAATTTAAACTTTCTAAATACTGTATCTACTTTTCCTTTATTGTTTTCTGAAATGTAAACTTCACCAATGTGTCTTGTTGAAAATCTAACTACATCTTCTTCATCATCTTCAATAAACATTGCTGCTGTACCAAAGGTAATTAGATCGTGATATAATTCAAATATTTCTTGTTGGAAGTTTGATCTGTTAAATGCTTCATACATTCTATCTGTTGCATCTTGTAACCATTCATTCGCTGCATCTTCATCTATTAAATCTGATTGTTTAAATTTTAATGAGAACCATGGTGTTGCAGGGTTAGTAAGCATACCATGTAATGATGCTGATAATAATTCTACAGCATGGAGTGGTGAGGAATCAAATATTAACTCAGATCGTTTATCGCCTGGTGATCTTCTTTTAGTTACATCCGCTTTTCTTGGCATCATGTAATCTGACACTTCTTGCCAATGCGATTCCCAAGTTTGACGTTGTGTTACTAATTTTCCAAATCTCTTTAAGAGATCTTTTACTAAATCTGTTTCACCCATATTATC